CTTGGTTAAAAGATCGACAACCATTTGCTTTACAGCAGGATGTGTTGCGATTGAAATTACAAGTGGTTTTACCACTGCAACTACTGCTCCCATGATACCCTCCGAGATTTTGTTGGATATTATCCTATTTTATTTAGTTCCTTTTTTCTTCTTTTCTTTGTCCATCCAACCACCTTGCATCACCCCAGATAATGGAATTTTTACAGTGGGTTTATCATCATGTCCACCACCATAATCTCTTCCTCTATAGTCAGTTCCTTTACGCATTTTATCTTCTTGCTCACTCATCGCTTTGTTAGCTTTCATTGCAAGATTATCTTTCTTTTGTCCAGACTTTAGTTTTCTATTTGCCTCTGGAGTAGATGCTTTTGATGCTGCTTTTGTTTTTGCAGTACCAGTTCCTTTCTTACTGAATCCAGCAAGAATTTTATCTGCTTCTGCTTCTAATTTTGACTTCTTTTCTCTTTGCTGTTCTTGTTTTTTTCTGTCAGCAGCAGTCTGAGTTCTCTTCATTCTTTCAGAAGCTGGTCTAAGTGCTTCACCGAGATAGTAATCTAGTTCATTTTCAACTGCTTCATTATGTTTTGGTGATTGTCCAATACGATCAAATCTTTCCTTCTCTTTTTGTCTAGTGATTGCACTTACAATGTTGGAAGACTTCTTTTGTGCATCTTCTTTCTTCTTACCCTTTGAAGAAAGTGCAGTACGTGCTAGATTTCCTGCACGACGATACATTTTATTTTCCTTTTCTCTATCAATTTCTTTATATGCTTCTTCAATATCAGGATGTGGTGCATAAAGAGGACCTTCGTAGTTACCAGCAAATTGCTCCATCGCTTGCTTACGAATAGTAGCAAAGTAAACTTGCTTTCCTTTCTCAGCACCATACTGCTTCTTCATCGAAGCTTTCATACCAGAATTATCATATTTTTTCTTTAGATTTTTTTCTTTCTTCATCTCACCAGAAGTCATTTCTCTTTCAGAAATTTCTTCACCTTCTGGTTCATAGTGTGCTTGCTTATTTTCTTTTACAGGTTTTGCTCCAGTTGCTTTTGGTTCTTGACCTTTTGGATATACCAACTTTCCACCGCCCAATCCAGAACCAGGTTTCATTACTGGTCCAGTTGTAGCTTGCTCTGTTTTTAGATCTGGATTGATCGTTACTTTGTTTTTAATTCCCTTCTTAGGTTTCATTGGACCGCTTCCGCAGTCCTCTTCAGTAAAAAAACCGAGATCAGACCTCCAATTAGAGTGTGCTTGCTTATTTTCTTTTACAGGTTTTGCTCCAGTTGCTTTTGGTTCTTGACCTTTTGGATATACCAACTTTCCACCGCCCAATCCAGAACCAGGTTTCATGCCACCACCAAGTTTGCGTTCCTCACTTTTCATTTTCTTTTTCTTGCCACCCATCTGATCCTTACCAGTTGCACCAGCAATGACATCACCTCTAGTTACCTTATCATAAGGAGGATAATTGTTTGCTAGATTTCCGTCATTCTTCTCCTCTAAGTAAGGACGACGAAGATCATCAAAAGACTGTTCCCAGATGTTCATTGGATAGACTTATACGTTTCTGTATTTATTTATTGTATTCCCCCATCATACATTCCAAATGCCCAATATTTTTCTTCACACCAAAAACATTTTTTACAAGGATATGGTTGCTCTTTTATATCTTCAGTACACGATTCAGTTAATGGAAATAAATTTTTCATCAAATCATACTTATGATATTGAAAAGCAGTAAATTTTTTGTCTACATTCCACCAAGGATATTGTTCTTTATACTCATATTGAGCACTATCACGATAAGTATCTCTTGCAACATATGAGTTTCCAATATTTTCACTTGGATTTATTGTTGATCCTTGAATTAAAATATCAAGATTATGTTTTTTAATAAACATTTTACTACGTATTCTTAATTTCATTTGCTTTACAACTCGTGTTAATTCTATAGGAGATCTACTATAAGTCATACGTTCAAGATTATTAATGTATACCTCTGGATACATTTTTTTAATCAAATCAATTATTAGTAAAGTCTTTTCCTCACATTTACTATTAACATTATCTGTTTGTACCGCTATTATTGGAAATATTTTTCTATCAAAACTTTCTGTTTCAGATATAAATTTACATAAAAAATATAATATAAGTGTTGAATCTGTTCCTCCAGATAACCATAATCCTATATTTTTTTTATCAGTCTGGAAAAATTTTTCAAACCAATCAACTTCTATCTTACCATCAGTTAATATCATAATTTAATTTAATTTCAGTAATCCAAGATCTAAATGTATTATTATTCTCATCTAAGCAAATAACATGATTTGCTCCACGTCTAATAATAACTCCTGAAGATTTCTTAGTTTCTACAAGTTCTCCTTCTTTGAAAATATCACCTGCAAGATATTGTTCTCTAATAGATCTTTCATCTACAGGGATAATATTCATCATTATATAACGATATAATTCCCCATTCTGTTCTAAAGCAAGTTTAGCAATCTCTTGTGCTCTACTTTTCCTAACTATAATATTAATTGCGTTGTATCCACTTTCATAAATGGATTGAAGGACATCGTAGATTGTTTCTGCATTAGCATCATCAATAATGACATCACCAAAGGTTTCTTTTAGTCTAGCGATATCTGCATCTCTACTGGGAAAAATATAATAAGGAAATCCTTGAGCAGTTTCTTCTACTGCTGCTAAGATATTATTAGTGACTTCATCATTATCAAACTTATCAAAAGCAATCGTCAATGGCTCTTTACGTGCCATTGCATCAAATTCTTGTCTTGCTCTTTGATTTTGAACTACCTGTTGCAGTCTTTCGTAGTCTGCTGTTCGTGCAGCAGTTGTAGAAGTTTCAGATCCACTCGTTTTACTCGTTGTGCTACCATCAGTATTTGCTTTGGACTGAGAAGATTTTTCTCCATCTTTACTATCACCCGCTCTTGGGGTGAACATCTTGAGTTGACCTTTTACAGTTTTAGCTTTTAGTGATCCTTGTTTATCGTACCAATCACCATGCCCGTTTCCTACCAACCCCAAACGCTTTGCTTGCTGCGATGCTTGGGTGGATCTTGCTTCTAGGATAAATTGGTTGAACTGCTTCACTGATTTTCTGATAGATTTGAGTTTTATTTTTCTCAATAAACGCTAATCCTAGCGTCTTATACTGCAAATATTTAGTCTTGTCTTCTTTGTAGTTCTCAATAGACGCAATATAAAACCTCATAAAATCTTCAATTTCACGCTTCATAATTTGTTTTCTTTTCCTTAAAGACTTATATGAAGTTATTAGTTCATCAATAAGTTGGTTCATACTACAGGTTCAATTCTAATTACAGCTTCATTTAATCTAACGCCAGAAGGATCTGTTCCACGTCCCTTTAAGCGAATATCAATATAAGTTTTATCAGCAATTTCATTTACCAATCTGTCATTTATTGGTTTCAATTCTTTTTCATTGAGAATGTAATTGGCAGTCTTATCATTACCTACACCAAAAGTCATTGCACCAGTTAACGATTCTCTTACAAGTTCTCTTTTAAATGCTAAAAATAATTTATCACCTTCTGGATTTTTTTTAGATCCTAAAATAGATTGAAGTTTTTCATTTAATCCACCAGATCTTTTTGCTTCCTCAAGGATTGCTTTCATAACTGGTTGTGGTTGTTTTTTAGGACCTTCTCCTAAAGTTTGCGATAATTGATCTAAAACCATTGCAACCTTTTTTACTTCAGAAGCTCCCATTCCCCCTTCCATTGCAACTTTAAAAAGAACATCATTCAAAACTTTTACTGTTCCTTGAATTCCAGCACTTGATAATTGATATGCATCCCCCCATTTCATTGAGCATCTATATTTTATACCATCTCTCATAAAAAGAACATCAGTTTTTGGTTCTGGACTTGATCCGCCAAGTTGTCTAAACGATTTATAGAATTGTTGAGGATTAGAAGGTTGAATTTTATTCATCATTTCGTTAGCGGCAGTTTGAACTACCTGATCAATAGGTTGAAAAGACAACTTACGTATCTCATTTTGTTCACTAAGAGTAGGATTAGTAATTCTACTATATGCAGCAAGCATAATAGCATATTCAAATTGTTTTCCCTTATCGATTGCCATAAAAATACCCCTCTCCAGATATTTAGAGAAGGGGTTTCTTTCCGTTCCAATATTCAATAATAGGATGTTGGGACACATCTAATTCATGGTTTTTAGGTTTTTGATGAAGAATTGCTAATGCATGATCTTCGCGCAAGACTAAACTATTTTCTTGTTTTGCCTTACATCCATCACGATATGAGTAACAAATACTTGGTACAGGAGTTCTTTCTATTTCTTCGTTATGATAAAAATCATCTGTACCATGATATTTTTCAACGTATCCTTTAGGATCTTTCATCCAGTATTCATAGATTGAAGTATTATCTTTCCAAACCATAACACTAGAATTAAACATGGATTTAGTAGGATATTTTACTTTGTGCATAACTCCTTTCCATTTTGAATAGATTAATGAAAAGTTATCTTTATGCTCTAAAATATCTTGAATATTTCCATGGATAATAACATCCAAATCAAAGAAAATTTTTCTATCAAATTTCTTTAATTCTGGCGCAACAAACAAAAATAATTTATACCATGCTGCCCACCAATTTTTCCAAGTTAAATATTCGGATACATCAATTAAAACTACGTTAACTCCATCAATGATACCTTCAGGATTATCAGTAAAACAGAAAAATGGTGCATCAGTTTGATGACGCACCATAGTATAAAGTTTGTTTACATAATCTGAAGTAAATTTATCACCAATCTTCAAACATGTAATACAATAATTATCGATCATCTGCTGCTCGATTTTCTGAGTAATAAGCATCAAATGTCCCTTCTGGATAACGTTTAGAAAGTTTTTTGATATTCATATCAGTAAGTTCTTCCAACGAAATATCAAGAGCAAGACAAGCTTGTGCAACATACCAAAGAATATCACCAAGTTCAATCTTGAGATGTTCAATGTTATCTTCGTTTGCAGGCTTACCTTGGAAAATAATTTTCTTTACAATTTCCATAAACTCACCCGCTTCTGCAGAAATGCCAACTGCTCCAGTAAGAAGACGATGAATTTCTAGACCACCATCTTCTAGTTCTTGAATGCGAGAAACAAAAGCATCCTTATCACTTGAAGCAGGACTAGTTACTTTAGAAACAAACTCTTTATATTTTTCAAATGCCATTAGAATTTAAAATCGCTGAATTTAGCTTTGGATGATTTACCATCATCATTATTATACTCTTCTTCGTCTCCCTTGTCAAGAATATCGTCTTGAGCAGACTGTTCACAATCATAGAGACGCATCTTAGCACGATCAATACCAACAACAAATCTCTTATTGATGGTAGGATCATTATATCTATTCTTCAATTGCTTAACCATAATTTGACCCAACTGCTCCAATTCTTCACTACTAATCAAAGCAAACATTAAGTCAGCGGTAGCAGGAAGACCAAAACTTTCTGAGGTATCAGTTAGATTTGGATCAGAACTAGTAAATCCACTTCTAGTGGTTTGTGTTGCAGATACAATTGGAAGATCAAATTCAACTGCTAAACCACGAAGTTCTTCTGCAATTGCTTTCACATAAGAATATGAATTGACATTAACTGCAGAACGATAGCGAGAAGATGCACAAATGTTTAGATAGTCAATAAAGATAATATCAGGTCTAAAAGATTTCTTGAGTGCTAGTTCGTTTAGAAGTGATCTAAAATGACCAACGTGTGCAGATGCAGTGGGATATTCTTTTACGATTAGTTTCCCATTGGTACGTGAACTGAGTGCATTGATCTTCTTGAAGAAGGTGCTTTTTGGTAGTTCACTAATTTCCCTGATATTAGTGTTGAGAAGATTGGCATCAATTCTTTCTGCAATCTTTTCTTCTGCCATTTCAAGTGTGATGTATAAAACATTCTTTCCTGCGACGAGAACGCTGGAAGCAAAATGGCACATGAAAAGAGATTTACCGACACCAGTGCCAGCAAGCGCGATGTTAAGAGTTTTGTTAGAGACACCACCAGCAGTAATCTTATTAAAGTATTCAAGATCAAAGGGGATTTTACTTTCGACCCTGTGATAATATGCGTAGCGATTTTGGTAATCATCTATGTAATCGTGTCCAACATGATTGTCAAAACTAACTGCCAATGCATCAGACAAAATAGAAGGAATAGCATCTCTTCCTTTCTTTTCATCTTGTCCATCAGCAATCTTAATACTCTCCATTAGTGCCAAATAAATGGCACGTTCTTTACACCATTCTTCAGTAGTATCAATTGCCCACTGAAAGTCTACATCAGAAGGATCTAAAGTAGCAATGAGTTGTTCACATAACTTAAACTCATCTTGAGTTATGTCTGTCCTCTTCTCAAGTTCAATAAAGAGAACTTCTTTAAGAGGAAGACTATCATACTTGGTAATGAAAGAACCAATTTCTTCAAAAATTACCTTGTCAGTTCGTTCTTCAAAGTATTCTGCTTTGATGAAGGGTAATACTTTACGAGTGTACTCCTCACGATTTAGCAGGTTCTTCAGTATCGTCAGTGGAACCCTCTCCGCCATAAGTAAACTCCATTCGTGCAGCAGCATCAAGATACTGCATTAGTTC